AGTAAAAGACAAAGTTAAACAGTTACTGGAGGATGCTCCGGCGGATCAGAAAGCGGATGCGATTATGCAGTCAATTGAAATGATCCAGGAAGCAACGCATGCCGATCTGATTCAGCAGGTAGTAGCTGAGGCGGAAAGAGCAAGCAGAAATGCTGAGTACAAGAGTAAACTCGGACTTAGAAACCTTTCGCAGGAAGAGAAGAAATTCTACGAGAACTTTAAGGATATCAAGCAGGCGTTCACAGCAAACCAGATCGACATCATTCCGACAGAGATTATTGATCGTACACTGGATGATGTTAAGAAAGCATCGCCAATCCTGAAACTTGTAAATATGGCGCCGGCAAATGTGAAGAAATGGATTGTAGCATCTCATTCAGGAGCTGCTGTGTGGGGTGCTCTTACGGATGCAATTAAAGGCGAACTGTCAGCCGAAATCGCATCTCTGAACATTGAACTCCACATGTTGTCAGCGTACCTTGTCATTCCGAAAGCAATCAGAGAGCTGTCTCTAGAATTCGTTGATCGCTATTTCATGGCGATTCTGTCTGAGGCTATGCAGGATGGACTTGTAAAAGGATATCTTGATGGAGATGGAAAGACAGGTCCGATCGGAATCTTCCGTCAGATTGAAACAGTAGAGTCCGCTGGAACAAACAAAGCGAAAACTGTTCTCACTACGGTTACAAAATTCTCTCCGAAGGGACTTGCTCCGGTGAGAAAAACTCTTACTAATGATGGAAAACGTGTGGTTGATAAGCTCTATCTTATCTGCAATCCGTCAGACGAAGCAGAATATGTGGATCCATGCATGTATGGAGAGGCTCTGACAGGCGGCTATGTCAACAAGTCATTCATTGACATCGAAAAAATTGTTGATGCCAACTGTCCGAAAGGAAAGGCTGCATTTACAATCGCTGGATACTACACTATGGGAACAACAGGTGTGAGAGTCAATGAGTATGACCAGACAAAGGCTATGGAAAATGCAGATCTCATTATTGCATCATGCTATGCAAATGGTCGTGCGGTTGATGACAACGTTGCAGTTGTCTTTGATGTAACAAAGCTCGAAGAGTACGTGCTGCCGGTTACACAGACGGTTGTTGAAAAAACTGTATAAGAACTACGGAAGGCGGGATTGAATTATGAACGAAGCAGAATTAAATACACTTGTGAAAGAAATGCGGGATGATTATCAAATCCCGCCATACCATCCTGATTCGGAACTTAAGAACTATGCAAAAGAAGGAGAAATGCACCTGGGAAAATTGAATTCCGGGTGCAGTATCACCGAAGATCTGCTGTATAGATCGCTACTGAAAAACTATATGTATTATGCTTTCTATCACAAGACCAGTGAGTTTTTTGAAAATTATGGAAGCATTATAACAACGTGGCAGATGGAAACGGAGGTATAGGCGTGGAATTACCAGAATACACAGATGGAGTAGTAGAATTCTATGAAATCAAAACCGATAATGTGGAAGATTATCCGGAAGAAAAAATCAAGAAGATAGATCTGCCTCCGGTTTGGTACAGAGAGTTGTCTATATTCGACACCACCAGGGCAAAACTTTCCTCTCTGAGCGTAGAAGTGACGATGAAAATCAGTATTCCACAATACAGGGGAATTAACAGTGGTTTTATCTGCATGATAGATGGAGCACAACACGAAATCTACAACGCAGCGCATGTGAGTACGAAAGACGGCTTTAAAGAAACGGAGCTGACACTTAAGACACCAACGATAGACAGGGAGGTTATTGAAGATGACACAGAAAGAACTGAGTGAGATCTTGCACGATAGTAGCTGTCCTGTGAGTGAAGGAGTCAGTAGTCTCAAAAATGAAAAGGTATTTCCAAGAATTGATTACTGGGAGATTATGTGGGAAGACACAATGGCATCCGGTGATGATTATGAGAGTGAGATCACATGGCAGATTAGTTTTTACGCTAGAAAGCCACGCGATCCGAAACTGATCGCACTGAAAAAACGTCTGAATGAGCTTGGCTACCATCCGACCATTGCCCACGAATACGTGACAGAAGATCGTGTTTGGCATTCTTACTTTTCAATTACAACGGACGGGATGATTGGATGAGTAGCGAGATAACCTTTGACGGTGGAGGATTTGAAGATTTCGAGGAAATGTTGAAACAGTATTCCGAGAATGTAAGCTCTGACAAAGCACTTGACGCAGTGGAAGAGGGAGCGAAGGAGTTCGTCAATGACCTTCTTAGACTCCCAAAACCACGAAGTCAGATTACCAAAGCAGGGTACACGCATATTGTAAGTACATTCGCACTGGAAAGAACTGACAGCGGAATCAAAGCTGGATGGGGCAAGTATTACGGTCCAATGCTTGAGCATGGAACCAGGAAGATGGCAGCAAGGGCACACTTGAAGACACTATTTGAAAGAAACAAGGAAAAATATTACAAGAAGATGACAGAGAGCATCTTCGGTTAGGAGGTTGACTAATGCCTATTAATACAAAAAAACCGGCCATGAAACAAACAGTCGGAGCACAGTACATGTGTTTTGCTGATGCAACAGAGGGCGACGAGTACAACGGTACTTATGAAGCTGATGTTGAGAAGACAGAGGTTGTGAAGAGTGTAAAAGTCACAGAAAACTCTGCGACAAGCGATGCGTATGCATCCGGGAAAATCTACGATTCTGATTCACCAATGTCAAGTATTGACATTGAAGTATCCGTGATCGCATTCCCGGATGATACAATCTCAAAAATGCGTGGAGAGACAAAAGGAACAGGGGGACTTATCCTTGCCGGAGGAAACAGTGAAAGACCATTCTTCGCTTATGGCAAGGCTGTGAAACTGAAAAACGGAAAATCTCGTTATGAGTGGTTTCCAAAATGCAAACTTGTTGAGAACTCCGATGATATTGCAACATCTGAGGAAAAAGCAAGTGAGCAGACCGACACGATCAAGATTAGAGCATATCCGTTTGATGCAGCAGGAAACATCGTGAGCAAGGTCACAGAGTCCACGGCACCAGCAGGACTTACAGAAGAGAAGTTCTTCGCAAAACCGATTCTGACGGATGCAGACCTTATAACAGAAATAGGAGAGTGAAAGGAATAAGTGGCACATGAATGCAGGTAAAATTATAAAGCTTACAGACGGGACAACCATTGAAGCGAAAATGAATTTTGGGACAATCTTTTATCTTGATCAGATAGGTGGTTCAAAGCTTGGACGGAGAATAGACAAACTTGAAAAGATTGGAAAAGCAACAGACAGCGACAAGATGAATTTTGCAGCGAAGCTTATCTATGCAATGGTAAGAAGCAATGGGAGAAAAGTGACATTTGATGAAGCACTTCAGCTTGTGCCACCGGATCCAACAGAACTTCTTGAAGTTGTAGAGGCTTATCAGAAAGAAGTTGACAAAATTAAAAAAAAAGAGGAATCGAAAGCACAGATGAAAGCATTCAGCTCGAGATAAATTGGGCTGAATATATGGTTGATGCGAGAGAGATGGGAATGACAGAGGACGAGTTCTTCCATTCATGTCCCGTCTTTTTTTGCGAACAATACGAGATATTCTGTGAGAAGAAAGCGAGGAAGGTGAGGACGTTATATGGCGGATGAACTAAAGAGAGTTGGATTAGTGTTTAAGGCAGATGGTGCAGCAGACTTTCAAAAGACGATGCAGCAGGTAAATACAGCCGTTCAGGAAAATAGTAATTCGTTTAAACTTGCAAAAGCGGCATGGGATGACAGCACTACTGCAGTTGAAAAGTTAAAAGACCGTCAGGAATATCTGGCAAAACAGACGGACGTTTATTCTGATAAGGTGGAAATTCTGAAGCGTGAGCTTGAAGAAATGGAATCTGCAGAAAACAGAAATGAGGATGCAATCCGAAAGAAGCAGAACCAGCTTACAAGCGCACAGATTAGTTTAACAAAATATCAGAAAGGCCTTGC